TATAAAGGAAAAGAGTTTAATGAAATGAGTATCCCGGAAGGGGGTATTGGATTCATTTATATTATGACTGCCATCATAGATGGTAAGTCTGTTGCATATATTGGTAAGAAAAATTTCTTTGCCAACATAAAAAAACCATTGGGTAAGAAAGCTCTGGCTATGTCTACTGATAAAAGACTTAAAAAGTATAAGTATCAGTTAACTCCAAACTTTATGAGGTATTACAGTAGTAATGCCGTTCTTAAACAAGCCCATAAAGATGGTGTAGTTATCAAAAGAGAAATACTCAGAATCTGTTATTCTCAGACTGAGTTAACTTATCAAGAAACAAAGTACCAATTTATACATGAGGTACTTGAAAAACAAGAATATCTGAATGCCAATATCCTTGGCAAGTTTTACAAAACACTATAGTATGAAAGAAATGGATATGATTGGAACCCTTATTAGATTAGCTGATTTGGGGGTAACTGGTATTAAGGTACAATATGAGGGTAGTGGAGATTCAGGAGCTATTGAAAATGTAGTATTTACTACAGAAAAATTAGATGAAGATGAAGAATCTGCATATGATCAAATCAATGAAATATCTGTATGGGGGAAAGATGCATTAAAATTAGCGGATCTAGATTCAGGTCTTGCTTGTGATATTGAAGACTTTGTTGAAGAAGCCTTACTTCAAGATATTGAAGATTGGTTTAATAATGAAGGTGGTTCTGGTGCAGTATCTATTATAATTCCTTCTGGTAAATATAAAATCTATAATGATATTAGAACTGTTGTTATAGATAGTTATTTTCATGAAGGTTCATTGATTGACAAAACTTTGTAATATGGCACATCCCTATCAACATGCTATATCTTCAGCTAGAAAATTTGGAGGTATTCCAGAAGACTATGTAGAAATCCATAAATGGTTTGATGAAACCAAAGCATGGGTAGGTCATAGTAAACATAGAATGTTTCGTCATCACAGTGAGGGGATATTTGAATGTGAAAGAATATTTGGACCTTACTTTCTAAATTCTGATAACAAAAGAGTATACACAAGATATGTTGCAGAACAACATGTCAAGGAAGATTGCAATGGATATATTCCAAGTGCAAAAGAATGGGTTGACATGATTGCAACCGGTGAGTTAAAAAAATGGGCAATTACAACTTTAAAAATTGAAGACTAATGACAAGAGATGAATTAAAAAATCTGATTAACATGTTTCAGTCAAGTGATTCTGAAAACCATGTTGTTGCATTTCATGCAATTGATAATAGTACACTTGATGACAATGAGTTAGTACTATTGTATAAATTTTCAGGACAATCATTTCCTACATGGAAGAAAGAAGTACCAAATACTGCAGAGAGAATTAGTAATGTTATAGGTGATGAACTTATATCATTGTCTTCTGCACGTGTTCTTGGTATTATCACAAAGAATAAAGCTGACAAACATGTAATTGAAACATTCCTGGAGTTTTTCATTCGGGACTTAACAAGTATGTTAGGAAGCCTAGGATATCCAATGGATAAAGTTGATATCAATGTAAAAATAAAAGATGATGGACAAAGCACAGAGTCTTAGTAAGATCAGTAAAGACTTAATGTTGAAAGAACCCTATTATGGGTTTTTTCTTATTATGTTAAATAAAGTTTGGAGAAAGAATCTTCCTACTGCAGGAGTAAGCAAACAAAATATTAATTATCAATTAGCTATCAATGAGGAATTCTGGAATAGTCTAACTGATTTACATAAAATGGGCTTACTGAAACATGAATTGCTCCATATTGCATTTGGACACCTTGTAAGTTTTAGTTCTTTTAGTAACAAAAAACTTGCTAATGTTGCAATGGACATGGAAATCAATCAGTATATTGATACTACTTGGCTTCCAGGAGCAGATATATCATCTGAAGATTTTAAAAATCTTAAAGAATCTGTTAAAGCTGAACTACTTCAAGCTAAAGAAAATGGTGCCACACAAGAGGAACTAAAAGTAATTGCTAGTAAACTACCTCCAAGAGGTGTGATGTTAGAAGATTATGCAGAACTTAATCTAGATAAAAAGGCTGGTTGTAGATATTACTATGACCAACTTCTCCGTCTTCAAGATGAGAAAGATAAAAATGGTACCACTGGTAGTGAGGCCATGGATGATCTTCTTGATAACATTGAAGAGGGTGATATTCCAGATCATAGTACATGGGAAGAGTTTGAGGACATGACTGATGCTGAGAAGAAGTTAATTGATAAACAAGTTCAAAAGATTCTTCAAGATGCAAAAGAACAGACTATTAAAAAACGTGGTAATGTACCAGGTGAGATTGAGGGCCTTATTGTAATTGATGAAATTGTTCCACCTAAATTTGATTGGAAAGGTTATATCAGAAGATTTACTGGAGTAAGTACTAAGGTATTTACTAAAAAGATCAGAAGGAAAGAAAACCGTAGATATGAAGATAATCCAGGTCTGAAGATTAAAATGCGTCAGCACATGTTGCTTGCAATTGATACTTCAGGTTCAGTAAGTGATACTGAACTTACTGAGTTTATGAATGAGATTCATCATATCTATAAACAAGGAGTAGATATTACTGTAGTACAATGTGATACTTCTATTAGATCTATTGAACCTTACAAAGGCAAGAATGAGATTAATGTATTTGGAAGAGGGGGGACTGAATTTGATCCGGTCCTAGATTATTATAATGCAAACTTAAAGAAATATACAAGCTTAGTATATTTCACAGATGGTGAGTGTAATACATCTGTAAAACCAAAGAGTAAAGTCTTATGGGTTTTGTCAGAAAGATCAAACATGAATGAAGACCTTCCTGGTCAAGTGATTAAATTAGAATTATAAAAAATAAACATTATGAACACAGTACAATTAAATGCAGAAGAGTTAAAGGATTTTATCAAGCACATGGTAAAGAACAACCAACATATTCAGAGTCAAGGGAAAATTCCAGTGGCAATTAATATTGAAGGTGATGCTGGTCTTGGTAAAACTTCAACTATTTTGCAATTAGGTAAAGAGCTTGGAAAAGAAGTTGTAAAACTTAATCTATCTCAGATTGAGGAGTTAGGTGATCTTGTAGGTTTTCCTGTTAAAGAATTTCTTGTTAAAAATCAGGAAGGTCAACAAAGATGGGTGACTGAAAGTCAAGTTCCTCGTGCACTTAATGCAGGGTTTACTGTAGCAGATAAGAGAATGTCTCATGCTGCTCCTGAATGGATTCAGGGTAAAGGTGAGGGTGGTTTTCTAATCTTAGATGACTATACTCGTGCTGACCACAGATTCATGCAAGCAACTATGGAAATCTTAGATAGACAAGAATATGTATCATGGAAACTTCCAAAAGATTGGCATGTTATATTAACTTCAAATCCAGACAATGGTGACTATAATGTTACTAGTCTAGATGTTGCTCAGAAGACCAGATTTATTTCTGTTGAAATGAAGTATGATGCTGGTGTATGGGCTAAGTGGGCAGAGAGTGCAGGTATTGATGGTAGATGTATTAATTTTATGTTGATGCACCCAGAACTTGTAACACAACGTGTTAATCCAAGAGCAATTACTACATTCTTTAATGCAATTAGTTCTATTCCTAAGTTTGAAGAACAACTTCCATTAATCCAAATGATTGGTGAAGGCTCTGTTGGTGTAGATTTTTCTAGTATGTTTACTATGTTTATCAACAACAAGTTAGATAAGATTATCTCTCCTGAAGATATTCTTACTAAAGATGAAGCATATGTAAAAGGTGCCATTCTAGCTTCAGTTGGTAAAGATGATGACTTTCGTGCTGACTTATCTAGTGTGATTGCAACACGTGTTATTAACTATGCACTTACTGTTGCTGACAAAGGTGGAGTTTCACAGGCTATTATTGACAGATTGGCCAAACTTACTACAGAGTTTGAAGGTTTTACAAATGACTTAAGATATTATATGGTCAAAGAGATTGTAAATGGTAACAAAGTTAAGTTTGCAAAACTTATGCAAGATACAAATGTGGTGAAGATGGCCATACAGTAAACAACATAGGACAGTTTCCCTTTCAAAGAAACATAAACAAAAATAAAACAAACATAAATGGGGGTGAAATACCCCCTTTTTAATTTATAATTATGAAAAGATCAATATTTTTTGATAGAGATTACAAGCAGTTTCGTGTAAATGTGAGATATGTACTTGATGATCCTACAAAATTTGAATTATTTGATGTGAGTAAAGGTTATACTCCTACACAAGGAGATACTATTTATCTTATGCCGGGTGTCAATATTCCAAGAGCCAAACTAAGAGACTTAGCATTTAATCATGGTATTAAAATAGTTAGAGATGTAGAAAATGCTAATATTGTAATTACCGGCAAAGCAACTCCAGGTAAAGTTCTACTAGGCAAATGGGCCTATGAAGTTGAATTGGATACAGTTAGTCAATACATTGATGTATGTGATGATATAGATGAATTTTATAAAGAGAATCTCCGCACAGCATTATTGTCTTCAGAATCAACTGTAGCATATACAAGTCATGGCACAGTTGGTAATATTAAATCTTATGGATTTAATGTTGTTACTAATGGTTATTCAAATCATTATTATTGCGTAGATGATGATTGGAAAGAACTAATAGATGAATGTCAGAATAAAGTAGTTTATGATGAGTCTGAATTACTTGCTATGATTAATGGTGAAGATGCTATAACTATCACTAAAGAAGTATATAAACAGTTATGTGAGATGTTTGAAAGTTCTGATCAAGATAATCATATTATGGCAATGGAGATCATGGCAAACTCTAATTATGTAGAGAGTGCTGTTTATCTATTGCTACTTTTAGAAGAGTTTTGTGATAGGATTGCAGTTTCAAATACAAAGAATCACATTAATTTTAAATCTATGGTAAGTTACTTTGGTGTTGAAATTAAAAATGTTCAGAGTTTAAACCCGGATAAAGTAGTTGAAAAACTTGCTGCAATGTGTCTATTGACTACTGACTGGTTACATCTTGTTTTAGAATCTAGAATTAGTTGGTTTATAGGTAATCTTTATAGAAGTACTGTATTTAGACCTGCAAGTTTAGTTCCAACTGATCCTATTGCTGCTGCAATTCAATCAGAGTATAGAGCTGAAATAGGTTGTGATGATGAAAAAGACTTCATAGAAACTGTAATAGGCTTAAATAATTTAAGTGCACTAGTTCCTGAAAAATTAACTGAAGAAGAATTAGTACATGACCTTTATGGAGTGGATAATGAAAATATAGAAGTTTCATTAACTGTAACAGAGGAAGGAGAAGCTGAGATAGAATCAATACCTGAAACAGATTCTAATGATGTCTATGGTCGTGATACTGCACTAAAACCAGAACCTATGCAAATCTTTGTTGAAACTGATGAAGAGTATGCAGCAAGGGTAGCAGCAATTGAAGGAGAACCTGAATCAAATAACCATCAAATAAAACAAACTAATGAGTCCACTAACATTGACTGGATCTGATGAACTAGAATTATTTTATAAAAAACCTTTTTGGTTTAGTTATAGTAGTATTAACAAACTATTGTTTTCACCAAGAATGTTTTATAGTCATTATGTTTTGAATCAAAGAGAGGACAGTACAGATGCGCACCTGGTAGCAGGGCGTGTCTTACACTGTCTTTTATTTGAACCTGAAGCATTTGATAATCAGTTCATCTTACTACCTGGTAAGTTACCAAGTGGTAACAACAAACAAATTATTGATAATATTTTCAAATACCATTGTACAATTGGAAATGATTCATTAAATTTGGATGATTACTCACCTGAGATACTCAACCAACTACTCACAATCAACTTACACCAATCCTTAAAGACAGATGAGCAAAGACTTGCAAAGATTCTGACTGAGGAACACAAAAATTATTTTACTTTTCTTAAAACAAGTCTTGATAAGACTATTGTAGATGAAGTTACTTTGAACAGCTGCAAAGAATCTTTAATTGAACTAAAGTCTAATCAAGCAGTAAGAGCCCTTTTACAATTGGATAAAACTCCAAGTGATGTTCACATAAAATCATTTAGTGAGCACATGATTAGTGTTAATCAGGAACATTTACCATTTGGTTATAGAGGTATCTTAGATAATGTGGTAATGGATTATGATTCCAAAACACTGTTTATTAATGACTTAAAGACTACAGGTAAAGATATTGCATCTTTTCCGGAGTCTGTAGGTTATTATA